AATTCTTGTGCAGCACCAATATCTGTGTTTTCAGCAACGAACGATGCAGTACCGTTAGAAGTGATAACAGGAATTGCAGCATTACCAGTCAAACCTGATAAACTGAAGTCAGCACCAACTTGATTTAAGAAAGTTTGGTTCCATACAGCATTAATCAAACGGTCTGGTAAAAATTGAGTACCAACCATTTCTTTACCAAAACCAGTAGATGTTGCACCGTTAGCAGTGATTGGAGTAACACGAGTTGCGTTAGTGTCAATATAGAAAGAGTTATTGTCTAAAGGTTTGCCTGCTTGACGAGCAAGTTCTTGAGATTGTTCTCTTTCAAAACCTGCATCTTTCCAATTACCAGATGCAGCAGCGATAACCGCTTTACCATAATTGATAGGGTCTTGTTTGCGAGTGTGTACAGCAGGTGCAGCAGATGCACGAGTTTTTGTAGTTGTTTCTTTCCATTTAGCAGAACGAATAGCAAGTAAGTATTCTGTTGCTTCTTCTAAAGTAGCAGAACGAGCAACTAAACCATCAATTTCATCTTCAAGTTTTAATTTAGAGCAAAGAGTTTCAATATCAGAAACTTTTGCGTCACGAGTTAATTGTTCTACTTCAGCAGAAGGAGTTGCTGTTTCGATTGCATTAATTGCATCTTCTACAGTTTTAATTTTATTCATTGTTTGAGTCCTTTCATTAATTTGAGTTACCTCTTCCTGAGGCGTTTGTATTTCTATTTGTGCTTCGCTTCTACCTATGCCAACACTTGGGTCGGCAGGAATAGCAACGATTGAAACTTCAAAAGGAGTCCATGTATATCTGTACACCGGTACATCACCATCACGTCTTTCTAATTTCGGATTTGAAGATGAATATCCAACGCTGACTTTGCTTCGAATACCATCAATTACATCATTAAGTACTTCTTGACCTTCTTGAGAACGACTAAATTGAACTGTACAATAACCAACTCCATCACGAACAGTTCCAGAAATAATCTTTCCTATTTGTCTTGATTGGTCATGTGCAAGCAATAAAGGTGCTTGGTCATTAAGATGAGTAAAATCATATTCACCTTCACGATGAGATAAGATTTCCATTCCATTACGTCTTTCAACAGGATATTCACTACTGAAACTGAATTCTATAGTTCTTTCATCTATATTTGAGTTCGCTCTTTCTAAAGTAAATGAGCGAGTAAGTTTGGTTTGAACATCCATGTTCGTTACTACTCCATTATTTGTTATAACTATTTATAGCATTTTTATTATGATAAATTTGCAATCACTTTATTGTATTCATTTAATGCAACTTCAAGAGGAATTTCACCTACAGGAATTGCAGTTTGTAAGGTTACAAATTCATTTAATGTTTGTTGCGTAGGTGTAGCATTTGCAATTGCTGCTTCTGCATTAGTTAATACTTCTTGTTCATGAAGTTCAGTAAGGGTTAAATCAGACATTTTCATTATCCTTTGAATTAGTTGTTTGGTTATTTGCTTTAGTTTGTTCAATTTCCATTTCTTCAGTAGAAGGAGTACCAAATATTGAAGCGTTATATTCAGGCACTTCTAAACCAGCAGCAGTGAATTTATCTCTAATCAAAAGTTCTTCCTGAACTCTTAAATCAATAATATCTTCAAAGTTTTTACCTTCCTGAGAACAAATCTCAGAGAAAGTGGTTGTCATATTTGCTAATTGTGCTTTTGAAGCATTAGCATCTTTTAAAGGGTCAACACTTGTCCAACCTTTATAAGTTAATTTAATATCATTGAACTTATCATATTTATCAATACCGAATGGTGTTGCTCCAGAAGGTAAAGTGATAGAGTTGTACATAAGTTGAACTTCTAACCATTCAACATAAATTCTTCTAATAAAAGCATTGCCGAACCATCTTTGTTTTGCTTGGAATGTAGTTCTTTGCTCTAATGCTCCAAATCGAGCACTTGAATAATTTACACTTTCAAGGTCATTTGCAATGGTGTTGTAACTAACTCCTGTACCTGAAGCAACATCCCTTAAAACAACCTTTCTAAATTCAGCAAGTCCAGTATTTGGAGTTTGCCAATCAATTGATTTAACATCCATACCAGGTTGAAGTACTTCAATAGAAGCAGCATCTAATTGGTCATTAACATTATAGAATTGGTCCATATCATCAGGGTTTGCTTGATAACTTTCAGCATCAGGTTCAACTGTATAAACCACACGTTTAGTTGCTGCCAAACGTGCCATAGTTAATTCAGTAGAAACTAATTGTGAAACATGATGAAGTGGTAATAAAGCAGTGACTAACCAAGGAATACCACGTATTTGTTTAGGATAAGCAACATCATAAAGATGAATTACATCCTCAGCAGGTACTCTAATAACATTAGTACTTGAGTCAGGCATAATTCTTTGTGCAGGGTCATTCAAATCTCTTTTACGTAACCAATAAGCAACAGGTCTTGAAAATTCATTAATTTCTATACCTTGATAGATTAAATTACCATTTTCAGCAACTCGATTATAATCAGACAAAATATCAATTGAATTAACTTCAAATTGAATACGATATTTACCGAATTCATCACCTCTATGAATAATAATAAGTGCTTCACCATCAATAGCAGCAGATTGAAGTACCATTTCTTGAATTTTAATTAAATCTTTATTGCCTTCAACATCAGGTATGCCATATGAGCAAAAGTCTTCCCAAGCAGATTGAATAGCAAGATTTGCAGCAATATCTAATTTACCGCCTTTTGTTTTACTTTGAACTGTAATTTGAACCCCATTAGGTCCAATGATATTATTTTTATAAGTTGAAACAATTCCAGCAGCAACACTATTATTTTGAACTACATCACGACATCTATAACGAAGAGTTTGAAGACTTCCTTGAAGGTCAGCATTTATATTAAGTGAAGAACCAAAGTCAGAAGTATGAGTATATTGACCTGCTTTAAAATATCTTAAATTGTTACGAGGTAAAGGTTTTGTTCTTTTACCAGTGAAGAGTGACGACATCCTTGTCCAAAAATCCATTTATATTCCACTCCCATTAAAATTATAGGTAATTCTTTTAGGGAAACTACCTCTTGTTTGTCTCATTACCATAAGTTTGTATCTATTTCGTAAGGTTGTTAATTCATTTGCTGACATTCTTTGAAGTTTCATTCCATTAATTTCAGACATTACATGGTCTATTTGTCCACCACTTGCACGAAGTTCAATATAATTTTCAATAAAGTCCAACATTCTCTTTTCATGAGTTCTTGGGTCAAAAGTAGCATCAGTTGCGGTTATATCTGCTTGAACAATTACTTGACCACTTTCTATTGTTAATCTTTGTCCAGTTTGAGATAAAGTAACAATATATTGATAAACTCCAGTGGTATATGTTGCTTGAGTATTGGAAATACTTAAGGCATAAGTATTAGGAGTAGAAGTAGTTCCTGCAAAATCATTATTCGTAGCACCTCTAAGTGACAAAGTTAATGTCCATCCTGCTGAAGGTGCTTGAGTTAAATCCAGAGGTGTAAAAGTTGTTGACCAACTATCTCCAGATATTAGAGTTGGGGGGACAATCCTTGTCATTGTATTTTAGTTCCTTCTAAAATGAATATTGTTGCTTGAACCTTGGGTTCATTCGCCTTGGTTTAGGAGGTGGAATAGGTGAAGGTTCATTCATTGAATTATTTATAGGTTTCTGAACTTCATATTCTGGTTTAACTTCCTCTTCAACTTTGTCTTTATTAATTTCTTGTAATCTTTCTACTTGACGATTATTTGAACTTTCTTGAAGTGTTTCTACTTTATTGAATAATGATAATCTTGCTGCTAACGCATAAACTGAACAGTCCAGTATTTCAGCACGTCTTGAACCAATACGTTTCCATTTAACTTTTGTTAATCCATTTTTATTCTTCTCAACAACTCTTTGTTCTGAAGTTAATTGAGTAAAGAATTCTTCATCTAAACCTCTGTGAAAGTGAATATAACCTCCACCAACTTTAGTCTTTTTAAGATTTCCATAAAGCATTGACTTAGCGAGGTCAGTATCAATCAAATAAACCTTAAGTGATTTACCTTTAGTCATTGGAAATATTGATTTTTGAGCATGAGAAGCACCTTTAAAAGGCATATATCCAAATCTTGCCATATCTTTACAAAAACGCTTTACATACTCACTAAATCCATCCAATTCTTTAGTATTACCACCTGTATCTATTCCAGTTTTGCGTACTTTAAGTACTAATTCATCATTTCGAATATAAGGTTCTTGAAGAGTTTCATGTAATCCATACCAAGTTTGTTTATCATTTGGTGGTCCATGTACAATAAAGTGGTCTATTACCCAGTTTTCATAATCTTTGCCCCAACCATAAACAACACATTCAAGTCTATCTGCTTGGGTATCAACTCCAGCAGTTAAAAAGAGTACTTCATTAGGAATATGAGTTTTATCATAATCTTCAAGTCTGTCATTGAATTCAATATTATCAAAACGTTCACCAATCACTTCATATGGAAGACCAAGGTTTTCATTCATAAATTTTTGCATTTGAGTAGAGTCTGATAATGCTTTAGTGTAGGTGACAACCTCTTCTGCTAATTTAGTCCAAGGACTGGATAAAACATTTAGATAAAATCCTGCAACTTTACGTTCTGGATATTTTGTAATCCATTCGCCATTTCTAACTGATTTATGACGTTCGTGGTCATTATGTCCACCTCCACAATGAGGACAGTAGAGTAATGCAGAGTCTGGAATTGGTTCTTCATCAACTATATTCCATTTGACTAAATCCCAGGTTGGAGCAAACAAGGTGTCACAATGGATACACAGGTGATTAAAGGTTCTTTGGTCTGAATTATCATATGCACTTTCGATTTTCGAGTCACCCTTGATTAACGGTGTGCTTGTAAGGATAATCTTCTTATTATCTGGATAAGTTTTTGTACGTTGTTTTGCTAACTCTACAGGGTCGCCACCTTTCCCAGTGCAAGAAGTATATTTGTCTACTTCATCTAATAAGAGAACTCTAATTGAGTCAGCAGTTAAATCAGTAGCAACACCAGCAGAACCAATTCTAAGACTTCCACCCTTGAAAGATTTCATAGTGATAGTATTTGAACCATCATTATTATTTCTAAATAAGTCACTCATACCAGAGTCACGAACCATTGGTGAAACACGTTGAGTTGAAAATCTATGCCCCATTTCTTTATCAGGCAAAATCATAAGGATAGGAGAGGGTTCTTGCTCGACAAAATACCCTAACGTGATAAGTTGTATGATTGATTTACCAATCTGAGAAGAAGTCATTAGGACAACTTCTCGAATTGTATTATCACCAATTGCTTCTAAAATACCTTTTTGATACCAAGCACGTTTAGTACTATATTTACCTGCTTCATTTGCATATTCAGAAGACATGACATAGCGATTTTCTGCCCATTCGAGGATGGACATTTTAGAAGGTGGTTTGAAAGATGATTTGTTGATAGAATTTAGTTCTGATAAGAACGACTCTAATGCAAGCACTTCCAATGTGCTTTGGTCTATTTCCATATATTATTTATTTTTCAACTACCCAAAAAGAAGAGGAGTGAACTTCAAATTCTTTACCTGATACAGGTGTCAATGTGAATTCTATATCTGAAGTTAAAGTTGCTTTTGGATATTGTCTTAATTTTTGAATTATGACATTTAAAGTATGTTCAATAATTCTTTCTTTTCCTTGAGATATTTTAAAATCAAAATTAGTTACCAACTCTTTACCACCTTCTAAATCTTTATTAAGTTCAAATTCAGTATGTTGATTTAATCCTTTCTCAATAATAAATGTTTCATCATAATATCTTTGTTTATAAAATTTATCACTTTCAATTTGTTGTTCAAGTAATTGTTCAAATAGTGTTTTCATTGTTGTTTCTCCTTGTTAAAATATTATTTATCATTATCCTTAATAACTTTTGTCCAATCTTTTACAGACATTTTATCAATTGTAAGTTCAGTTAATATTGAAGCGATTGCTTCTTGAGTAACTTCTAATCTTTCTTGATAAGTTGAAGAGTCTGAAATTGCACCCGCTAAGGCAGAAGATAAAGCAATCAATTTAGCACGAATGTTACTGCATTGACGTTCATAGAGTTGAATTGAAAGTTTTATATCAATTGACTGATTATTTGCTTTTATAACTTCAAGTTCTTTTAAAGTTGCTTCTGCTTTAGTTTTGCGAAGTTTAGCATCATCAATATCTTCATCTGAATTCTGAGTTTCATCATACCAATCCATAACATCTTGCTCGTTATACCAAGTAGTGCCAGTTTTGCCAGAGTCACGATGGTCAACAGGCATTCCTGCTTGTTCCCAATTTTTAATGGTTTGAATGGTTACATTAAACTTGGTTGCTAAGTCTGCTCGACTTACATAACCCTTTTTAGTTGATGATGGTGCAGGCATTTAATCTTCCTTGATAAAATCTTATTTATCTAATTATTAAAGTGACACTCCGGTGTTGAAGTGGTGTGTGTGGTGAAAGTGTGAAATCCTTTCATCGCAGGTAGTGTAAAAGATAGTTATCACTTTTTGGGTGACAGTAAAGGCAACAGTGTCGCCTTGCACACAGGTTTCAATTCTTTACTTAACTCGAACTGAACCACAAGACTTATTTAATCCAATATTGCCATTGTAGGTATGACCACGATTAACTCCACTATAGACTGTCACGTTGTTGCAAGGCATACTCGCTTGAACTCTTCCAATTAATCTCATTGTATGTTGTTGTCTTGCTTTAGCTTCAGCATAAGTTCCTTCTTCATAGTCACATCCATTGTTACCAGTAGCTTGGTCTTCTTCAACTTCTTTTAACATTTTGTCCATAATAGTGGGTGTCATACGAGTTCCTGATATATTGGGTGCTCCTAATACATGACCGTTGTACCAAGCCGTTGAACCATCATTAAGTTTAAATTCAGTTGTATTTAGTTTCATACACTCCTCACCAACTTTAACAAGGTTGTCATATCGTTTTTTGTCAAATGCAACATTGTCAATCACAATAGTTGCATTACGTTCCTCTTCATCTTTAACTCTTTTAGCTTCTTTTATTTTGTCTTGTTTATCACTTTCAATTGTAAATCTTGATATTGACCAACTTCCACAAGGGTTGTAACCTGAATTGTGATACATCATTAAGTGGTCTTCATTGTCTAAAGTCTTGTTGCAGTAATTAACAAAATCAGGGTTGACATAATTTATGCCAGGTGCACATCCAGTCATTAGTAAGACTAAAGGTAAAATTGTTAGTGTTTTCATAGTGTTCTCTCCTATTTGTTGATGTTAGATAGACTGTATATCCAATTTTTGCAGGTGTAAACTGAATTATGGTCTATACTTTTATTTATAGAGAAACTGGAAATTAGTATGCAAAAATATTTGATTAGTCAAGAAGAAGTTGAAGCATTAACTTTTGATGAAAGTTTAATACATGAGGCAGCACTTGAGGTATTAAACAAAGGTTATATGTTTCCTAATTATGAGCATAAGTACTTTGAACTAATTGAAGATGGTTCTCATTCACTCGCTGAGTGTATTTATGAAGAGATTAGTGATATTATTGTTCAATGGTGGAATGAGTTGCCAGAGTCACAGAAAGTGTCAGAATATGAAAATGATTTTGATTACTATCAAGAAAGTTTTCCTGATTTTAGTGGGATGTTCATTAAGGCAACTGAATTAATTTGTGAAGAATTTGAAAAGGTTTTTGGTTATGAGATTTCACAGAATAATGAATGGAATTTATGCTTTACTCCAAAACTAGATGAGAATAATACAATACCAAATAAATTACCTGATATTATTGGAAGTTTATGTGTTCCAAATGAGATAATAGACCTTAATAATTTACCAAATAGAGTTGAAGGTGAAGTATATTGGTATTTTGGTGAAAGAAAGGGTAAAAGTTTAAGTGGAATAGGTAAAAAGTATTTAACTTATTGTTGGCAACTTGAAATTACACACTGGATTAATTCCAGTATTTTAGGTATATGTTTTATCAAAGGGTTAAAAGAAGTTCCATTCTCAATAATAGATGAATATGATGAAGATGAACTTGAAGGTGAAGATTTGAAGTGGTATCAAGCATTAACTATCATGCAAAAGTATTTTAATCAGGCAAGAGTGGATGATACACTTGACCAAGGTTTGGTATCTGAAATTCTTGATATACAAGAAGCATTGATAAGTGCTGGATTGAAGGAGTTTGCAAAGTTGTAATCGCCTATAAATCAGAAGGGTCTTTACAATGAGACAGAGAGAGGAGAGAAAGAGAGGAAAGTTTAAGAGTTTTAAAGTGTTTTTAGACCTATCTGTGGTATCACAATTATCAGTTATATATAGACAGTTAATGGATAATTGTGATACCACATTTTCCCAAATGGGTGAAGTTTTGTGAATTTTGTGGACTTGAAGGTGAAATTTTGTTCAAAACTCTTTGAAAGTTGAAAAAGTGAGTCCGGCAAAAATATCATCTAAACACTAACAAAAAGGTCATAAAAATGAGCATAGATTACAAGCAAACGATGGAAGAATTTAACACTTTTATACTTCCAAAATGTCAAAAGATGGTGATACTTCAGTCAAAGGAAAGTTTAAACCCAATCGAGCAAAAAGAACATGATGAAACTAAACAAGAATTGCTCGATTGGTTTAACATTAAAAAGAAAGAGATTGATGAAAATTAACAAGGAGGTAATTCAATAATCTTAAAGTTCCATTTCAATTCTAATTCAAGTGAATAAGGGTCAATTACATCACTTTTAAATTCATAACCATTTTGTGTCCATAAATCAACACATAATTGTGAACAATATTTACCTTGTGTTTGAAGAGTAGGAATTTTTATGTATTGACTTAATCCTGCTTCAGTTGCTCCTAAATAGGAATATTGAAACGATTTGGTATATTCAATAGCACTATGAACATCAAAAGGTTTAGTTCCTTTAATGATGTGAATTTTATTAGAGTTGTAATACTCGATTGGTACAAGGTATTGATGATTTGGGTCTGCTTGGAGCACGTTTAACTTTCCATTTACATACACTCCAATACCTGAGTGAAAGGGTTTATGTCCACCTTCCCAAATTGAAATCAGTTTGTCCACCAATCCAGAGTTTGAATTAGTGAAGACATTGATAATATCCCCATTGTTGATAAAGTCGCTTCTGTTCATAATATTCCCTGGTTAAAGGAAATATTTATTCGCCTATAAATCAGAAGGGTCTTTACATTGAGAGAGAGGAGAGAGAGGAGAGAGAGAGAGAGAGAGAGAGAGAGAGAGAGAGAGAGAGGAGACAGAGTGAAAGAGAGGAGGGTTTAAAACTTTTAAAGTGTTTTTCATTAACATATGGGGTAATTATATGTGGTATCACAATTATCAGTTATATATAGATAACTCGTGGATAATTGTGATACCACATTTTCCCAAGTGGGTGAAGTTTTGTGAATTTTGTGGACTTGAAAGTGAATTTTTGAACAAAACTCTTTGAAAGTTGAAAAAGTGAGTTTTTGAAAAAAGGTGATTTTTCATTAACATAAGTAATTATCCCATATGTTAAATTTATTGGATTGTTTCCAATTTTGAAACAATAAAATTCCTCTGAGTATACAATCGGATGCTAAGTTCTTGTATAAATAAAAGTATATAGAGCAAAACTTGTTTACACCGACCAAAACTATAATAAAATTGAAAGTGTAAATTTTGGATTTCTCTATATATAGAAATATAAGCACTAAAAAGTTTGTCCACCACCAAACGCTTATAATGAAAAAGCCGATTTTAAACCTTGTTGAATACTTAAGATGAACCGAACCCGAATTCTTCGAATAAGGGGAGTTAACAGAAATCGGCTGTGGTGGTCAAATTTGTTAACTCCCCTTCTTTTTGTCTAAAATTTTACAAGGAATTCAAAACATGGAAATTAAATTCAACACAACAAAAACTATAACTGAATTACATAGTGACTTAAACCCAATCAACCCTTTAGATTTTGAAAGCCCTTTAGAGTACATAAAAGCACTTCAACTTTATTATTTTAAAGATGACTTAGTACACTGGCATAAATTAAATATACCAAGCACATATGCATTGATTAATCAAAATGATGATATGTTTTATTTTGGTTCAACAAATACTCCATTTAAAAGAATTTATGAACATTTAATGCAAGCAGCACCTACAACACGAGATTGGATGAGATGCTATAATTGGAAAGAATGGAATGTAATCATTTACACCAATAAATCTATTTGGGATGCTAAAAATCTTGAAAATGAGTTGATTGCTGAATATAACGCGATTGAATTTGGTTTTAACCGTCAATAGAAACAACAAAGGGAATTAAGAACTGGAATTCTTAATTCCCTTAACATCATCAATCTAAAAGGAATATAACTATTATGGAAAATAATTATAAAGATATTTATAGTATGTCAAAATTAAATAAACTCAAAGAAACATTGATTGACCACTCCCGACACAGAACTGTAAACTTTGGTATTTTTACTCAATTTGAAGAGAATAAAATATATGAAAATAATCTTAAAGATGAACGTTTCATTGTTAAGAATTATTTGTGGCATGATTTTGTAGAAATTCTTGATGAAGTTGAAGAAATTAGTAATCGTTATCATTCTGTATCTGCTGGTTATGGTTTTTGGGATTATAAAGCACAGGATGGTTCAGAAGGTGAATTTGAAGTTACTAAATCAGGTAAATATCGCCGTCATGCTAATAACATTCTTGGTACTGATTTCATAATTGTTGATGTTGATAATGACCCTGATGCTGGTCGTCCATATATGTCATTTGATGAAGCACTTGAAATTTACAAAGAGTTTGAATTCTTTGCTTATACAAGTTTCAATCATATGAACCCATTGAAACATAATTGTGATAAATTCCGTATTGTATTTCCTTTACATCAATATGTAACCATTGAAGAATATTCAAAAAGAATAAACTCAATGATTAAAGCGTTTCCATCTGGAGACCCTGCAATGTTTAGTGTTAATCAAGGTGCTTATAAACCCTTAAAACATCCAGACCGTCCATATAGAAGTCACTACAATAAAAGTCGTGATTGGTTAATGATTGAAATGTTTGAACCTGTTATCAATCGTAAACAAAAACCAAGTGTTATTCTTACTGGTCAATATCTTGCAACTGAAAATCTTAATACTATTATTAGAACTTCACGTTTTGGTGATATTACAGTAAAGGAACTCTATCAAAGCATTGAAAATGGTTACAATGCTTCAGGAGATAAAAAGTGCTTTGCATTACGTGAAGAAAGTTCAAATCCTGACAAAACTATGTCTGGTTGGTTTGTCAGGATTGATGGAAAGTTAATCATTCACGACTCTAATAAATCTTTTCGTGCTAAAGTCTTTGAAGTTGAATTAACAACACCTGCTCCACGTAAAACAATAAACTTTAGTTCAGTTCAATCTAAACCTTCAGAAATTACAACTCTTAGAAGTCAGTACAAAAAAGAAACTATAATTCTTGAACCTACAAAATATCTTCCATCTGATTTGCATATTCCAGAAGAAGGCATTGTATGTCTTGAAAGTCCAAAAGGTTCAGGTAAAACTCAATTGTTTTTAAGAATTACAGAAGATGCAAAAGGATTGATTGAAACAAAATCTGATGAGGATATTATTACTTGGTCTTCACAAAAGGGTAAACCAAGAACTATTATGTCCAAAAAGAAGACAGTTCTTGTAATTACTCATCGTAAATCACTTTCACAAATGATGAGCACTCGTGTTGGTGTTAAAAGTTATCGTAATGATGAACCAACTGATTATTATGTTTGCACCTTAGACAGTCTTCTTAAACTTAAACATAGTAATATAAAATATCATACAGTTATTATTGATGAGTCTGAACAAGTTTTTAATCATTTAATTGAAGGTACTCTTGAAAATAAACGAAGAGTTGTAGTTCAACAACTTCAACATACTCTTGCAAAAGCAAAACGAATTATTCTTGCAGATGCTGATTTAACTGAAGAATTATCACTTAGAACTATTTCATTATTTCGTGACATTACAAAAGATAAAATTCTATGGTATACAAATCCTCATCAAACTGGAGCAAACCGTAGTATTAATATGTTTGGTACTAAAGAATTAATTACAGGTCAAATTGTTAGTACTTTATTTACCTCTAATTCAAATATGTTTATTGCTTCAAATACTAAGCAATATTGTGATGATGTTAAAAATCTTATACTTTCTGAACCTAATGGTGAAAGATTTGAAGACCAAATTTTAATTGTAACAAATGATACTTCTGAGCAACCTTTAGTTAAAGCATTTTTAAATGACCCCACCACTGAAAGTTCTAAATATAGAATTGTTATTTCAAGTCCAACAATTTCTACAGGATTTAGTATTGAAGGAACTCATTTTGATAAAGTGTTTGGTGTCTTTCCAGGAGTTAATCATTATAGTGCTACTGATTGTGACCAAGCGTTGTTTAGAGTTCGTAATACTGAAGCAGAAATCAATGTATTTCTTAATAACGACTCTGGTAGACTTGCTAATGAATTCGGTAACTGGATGTCAACTGAAGGTAGAGAACTTGCTGAAGAATGTGAAACTCAAGAAGAGTTTGATGAAATTATGGCATTTATGAAAGAGGAAATTAGAGACAAACTTTATTGTGAGTCTTCACAAAGATTTTTTGATAGAGTTAATAATAAATTCACTACACTTTATACTGCTGAACATGAAACTCTTTGTTACCTTGATGGTGATGAGCAACCAGAGATTTCAAAATTTGATATATTTTGGTTGAAAGTTCTTTCTCGTCTTTTAACCTTTAAAGAAATTGGTTTGCTTAATCGTTATGAAAAGTTCATTAAATTATCACAAAGAAATGGATTTAATGTTAATCAAAATATGGGAACTATTGAAGAACATAATCGTATTAAAGATGCAATTAGAAATAGTACTGTTGATGTTACAGAAGAATTAGCAAAAGCAATTATTACAGCGCGTGATTTAACTGAAGAAGAATATAAAGAACTTAAATCTAAATCTGATTATGAAACAACTTATGATGATTATCTTGCTAAACAAAAACATTTTGTTATGAGATATATTCCAACTGGATATACTTTAACTATTCCTAATATTATTCTTGTACTTAAAGGTAGTGAAGTTCGTCGTGAAATGTATTATTTGAATTTAACTCATTCAGAATTAATGAGCAAAGATAAAGGAGACCGTCATGAAGCATTTGGAATTAAAACCGTTGAAGACCGTTCACATTATGCTCGTCAGCAAAATATGATTAAAAAATGTTTAGAAGAAATCAACATTAAAGGAATTAAAAACTTTCATGATTTATTTAATCTAAATTCTGATGCTGATATATCTTTAACTGAAGAAAATATTGATGCTTTTAAATTATTTTATAATAATAACTATAAAAATATTAAAACTTCATTTCCTTCTAAATTAACAAAGAAAGCAAAGTTTGGTGATATATGGAAAGTGATACTTGGTGATAAAGGATTTCCAGTTCAAGGAACCAGAAGGAAAGTAAATAATAAACTTGTCACTCAATACAAACTTGACTTGAAAGCATATCAAATGTTTAGAGATAATATCAAAGAGCAACTTGAAACTAAAGCAAATTCAGAACCAAAACAAAAAGAAGCACGTCATTATTCAGTTGAAGAAACAAAGAATATGTCAGGCAAAAATATTAAAGCAATGGATTTATTGAAATTGGTTAAACGTTAAAACTTGTTACCTGTGTCACATAAATTCTTTGATGGTAGTTACTAAAGGTTTTTAAAGTTCATTCACTCAGTGTTACAGGGTTCAAATCTTTGATATATCGGGTATTATACTGATGAACTCTTTTTGTATGCCTTCTGGAGACCAATCTATTTATCATTATATTCTAAATCTTGCATATTATTTCCCTTTTAAACAAAACACTCAGAAATTTATATCTTTCATCATTGACCCACCAAAACGGTACTTGTTTGTCATCAAGACTTACTCTAATACGTTTTATTATCATTATTAATCGCCTCCACTAAGTTTTCAATCGTGCACCACTTCCAACCTTGCTTGTCACAATACTGAGCATAAGTTGTTTTAGACTTTTTGCTCAGTTTCAAATTTGGATTTTGAAAGCACATAATGAATTTCACTTCTGGATTATTTGCTCGAACTAACTTATGCTTGGTTCTATCTTTAGCATCCCACAGACCTTTACTTTCAATATACAAACTATCATTTACTTTCCAGTCAGGTGTATAAGTGTGTGAAGTCTGATATTCAAACTTTTGTGCTTCATAATGAATTGGAAGTTTATTAGACCTTAAAGCAATGGCAATAGACTCTTCAAACTTTGATTTATATTTAGGCATTCAATAACTCACTTGCAAACTTAAATGCTTGTAAAGTCATTCTTGCATCTTCTAAAAGTCTTTCCCTTAAGGGTTTAATATCCTTATTCTTAAGTTTCACAATCCACCCTTAACTAAATCATTGATGAATTTAAATGCCTCAAGTGTATAAAATGCATCATTCAATGCATCGTGATTGCCACGCTTTTCATATTCCAATTGATTGAATATATCTTCAGTCTTGTAAATGTTAAACAAACCATAAAACACTCCCTGAATATCCAATAATATGTGATGATATGGAAATGGTATTTGAAATTCCAATAAGAAATGCCTTATGAATTGAACATCAAAATCTGTATTTGCTCCAAGTACTTTAATCTTTCTTTTAGTTTTAATATTCTCATCTAAAAAATCATCAAAACATTCTGGAAAGTATTCATTCAGAAATTCATATATTTCAATAGCAGCATCTGAACGACTTAACCCATTCGCTTTTAAGTAAGTTTGACTTAAGCCGTGACAGTCCTGAGCACTTTCAGACCAAAGATATTTCTTATCATCGAATTGAATTTCTAAATATTTAGTAGCAAATGGTTCAAACGTGTCAGCATCCGCAACTATAAAACCTACTGATAATAATTGGTTTTGCTTGAATTTAAATCCACTTGTCTCGCAATCTGTGCAGAGTATGTATGTCATATATTAAAACCTTTATTAAATAAAAGTATTTATATTCAGACAAAAATAAACCCGCGAACTGAAGGAGAGAATTTCAGGCGGGTTTATCATTTTTTAACAAAGGAGGAAGAATACAGCACTATGAAATACTGTAATTCTATTTATAGTTCAGAAAAGTTTGATAAATAAACTTATATAACTTAATGGAGAGACAAACAAATGAACCAACTAGATTTTTTAAAATGGCCTGAAAAACCTGTACTAATCGACAACAAATTATACTTAGAAATTATCAATGCAGACCTGCAATTCTCTTTCAATGAAGTACAAGATTTAATTAAATTCGAGCATTATGAAGAAGCGAAACTTGTAATGCGAGGAATTGAAACAGAACGATATACTCAGAATTATGCAGACTCCATTGATAATAATATAGATTTTGCTTATGGTCAATTGATTGATGATATTCACTCCCGTAGAAGTATTATTAAAATTAGTCCAAATTCGATTAATCAAGATGCTTGTCTTAATCACATGCAATTCTTAATACGTGATAATGAATTGAATGTTATTGCAAGTCTTAGAAGTTCAGAAGCAAAAACATTTCTTCTATTTGACCTTGCACTTATTTACTATACAACTGAGCGAATATTCAAAGTACTTCAAATGTTTTATAATTTAAAACTTGGATATATATATTTACAAATAGGTTCACTTCACATTCCATATGATGAAACAACATTTTCAGAATAATAACTAAGGAGTAATAACATGTATAGAGTTGAACAATTATTTAATGAGTTCAAGAAAGCAAGGTCAGAATTTGAAAAGTATCTGGACCAAAATTCTGCCATTAAAGCATGTGAGGCTTTTGATGCTTACAAGGGTGAAAGAGATGGAAAATTAATGACTACAAATTACAGAAAGAAATGGAATGAGACCCAGAAGAATTTTTAGAGACAGAATGTGTTGGTTTAAAGTTCAAAGAATTAAGCCAAGAAAATCAAATGTACATTCAGTGATATTCCATATAAGACATCCTGGACATGATAAATGGTTTGACAGTTTAGGTATAGATACAATATAAAAATAAGGAGTATTAAAAATGAGTAAAGGAAAACGAAAAGAATTAATCAAAGAACTTGCATCAAAAAGTCAAAAATCAAAAACACCAGTTCTTGATGCATTGAAAGAGCGTATAGCGAAGCAGAAATCTCAAGGTATTGAACTTTTTAATTCAGATACTATTGAGTGAAAAGTGAAAATTTTAGTTTCTTGTATAAATAATTACATAACAATAATAAAGGAGAAACTAAAATGACAAACTATATCGAAATTCTATTTTGGACAATTGCCTTAACATGGGTTGTGGTGCAATGGTTTAAAATCAAAAATGTTAAAGTCGTCAATGATTTATGGAGGGTTAAATAATGCAAGCAGAACTTTACATTATGGAACAAGCGAGAAATAAACTTAATGCAATTCTTGCTGAAGATTTTGACCCAGAAAGAGAAGTATGGATTTACGAAGGAGTTCATAACCCTATTCTTCAATCATATATAACTGATGAAGACCAAGACACTTATGATTTCCTTTGTACACAACAATACAGAGATTTTGCTCAGTTTCACGATGAAACAATGAGAACTTATTTTACAGGGAAGTTTAATGCGTTCACTATGGATTATTTTATTGGTTCTGATGCTTAATGCTTGTTCAGAAATCCAGACATTCGAACAAACTGGTCAAATCAATATACCAGACACACAGGTACTTTACCTGTGGTTTGATTTAAGTTGTGATGGAGTAACTATCAAATGTCTGGAATTCGTTTACTGAAAGTGACAGGCAAAAAGAAAGGGAGATTTTTAGTCTCCCTTTTGAATGGTTAGAGTTTCTTTGTTTTGATGCCGAACTCTCGCTGCACCTTATTATTATGAACTACTTGTTAATCAATCATTCCAAATGCTTGTTTGACTTCACCGATTTCTTCAGCATAATTGTAAATCACATCTTTTAGATTTTCATAATCAAAAATCAATTTTTCATTTCTTGTCTTTTCAACAACTAATGCCAAAGCATAAAATGTGATAATCATTCCAGCAAGATTTTCATTCATTTCAAATTCTTCACCTGAATGAGGATTGCGAAGAGTTTGTTTTTCAGTAATACTCTCAAGCATAAAGAATGGAGTATTGTCAGAAAGTTTATAAGTCCAATTGCCTCCATTATAACCAAGCAAAATTTGGTCAGCAATATTAAAAATCTTCAAGTCAAAGATGCAATCATAGAAGTATCTTTGACAGAAGTATTCTCTTTCTTTACAACTTTGAACTTTGAAAATCATTTGTTCAACTCTTCTTCTAAATCAACAATTACTGCTTTCAGAGTTGCCAGACTTCTTCTGACTTGTTTATTAGTTGATTTTTTAGGGTCAAAGTTGCGCATCAAACCTCTTAGTTCATTCAACAAATCAACAACATTTGCATTAAATTCTGGAGTGGTAGTGTTTGTTGTTTCAGTAGTTTTTGCAGCCATCATAATCACCATTTGGTAAGTGTTTAGCGAAATGCTAAACATGGTGCTATCCTAATCCTCTCTCTGTAAATGTAAACGACTTGAGTGAAATAAATTTTAATTAAATATAAAAATAGTAAGGGTAGGTATTTCGAAGAACATAAAAACAAATAAAATCATACAACTTAAGTTCTTCAACCTTTACAGTTCCAAACAAGTTGCTATCATGATTTACATTGATTATGCTTTTATCTTCACCTTGAATAGCGAACTTGCTTATAAAGTTGCTACCATCTTCAATACTCCAGACACGACTTATAGACACAACCTTGAACCATTGAAAGTCTGGTGTATATCTATGTTGTTTACGCTCTCTGATTAACAGGTGACGTGCTTCACACTCACGGTCATATAAAATTGTCTTACTCATAACTAATCCATTAGAAATAATTATTTATTCCCAGATTATTTCATCATCTCTTTTTGGTGGAAGTTCATTAACTCGATTTGAACCCTTAAAGACAATCTTAACTTTGCTTGATTTGTATTCAATAGTGAACTTCTTTATCTTATTGAAGAGTACAATTCGACTTACAATCTTTTTGATTTCAGAATTCACATAAGTTCTAACTTCTGGGTCATCTAATTTATTCATCAACAACTTTATGGAATTTTGAGCATTCTTTGCTGTTTCATTTTTAGAAGTTTCTATTTTCAAATTATGCTTGAGTTCTTTAAGAGTATTGTTAAGTACTACCTCTTCACCCTCTATGACTTTTATTCTATTAACAATAGTTTCTATATTCCCTCCAACAATAATTGCCTCCATGAACTTCTCTTTCATTTCAGAACTTGTTTTAATTTTATGCTTGGTTTCCAGAATAGAATTCTCAAGTTTGTGAATTAATGTTAAATCAGTAACACCAATTACTTTATCAATATCAAGTTCAGTTAAAGTTCTAAGCAATAATGGTTCAAGTTCTTTCATATTCCACATAACACTTGTACAGTCTGTAATTCCTTGTCTACCATTGTGACAAACAACTCCAGTATTTACATAATAACCATTATTTCTATTGCCACTCTTATTATATCTGGTCATTGAACCACCACAATAACCACATTTGCTTATGTGAGCAAATAGATTTACTTGTGCTGCTTTCTTTCCACCTGATTTATAACCCTTCGACTCTTTAATTTGTTGAGATTGTAACCAATCAGCATCACTAATAATTCTTGGATAATATCCTTGAACACCTTCAAATTCACCTATTACTGCTTTATTGTTCAAAACTCGAACTACATAACTTTGATGCCATTGAGTTGCCTTTCTGCTAAACCAATTAAAAGTGCTGAAGTGCTCATTCATTTCTTTTACAATCAATCCATATCCAAATCCTTTGTTATACATTTCAAATATTCGTTGAATTGCTTTTACACTTCCATCTTTTATTTTGTACTTTCCATCTATTATTTCTAACCATGCTGGACAACATTTTGTCAGCGGTATTCCTTGTTCATGTGCTTTAACCTTTTTGTTATCCCATGCTGCTTTAATCCTTTGTGATTTCATAGCACTTTCTTCATGTGCTCGACTCATTATGATGAGACTAAACAGGAGATTTCCAATATCACTAATACTTTCTCTGGTATAAACCTTTTTGTCAGACAATGTGACAATTGTTATGCCTTTATCTAGTATTGAAGTAAATAAACTGAGTGAGGATAAAACTTCAGTTCTTGAAAGTCTGTCTAATGACTCAACAAGGAGGGTAGAACCACTTTCAACAATCCCCTCATCAACTGCCTGAATAAAAGCACCAAGTTTGCCAGTCGCTGCATTATTTCCTTTAAATGCACTAATGCCCAAATCCATAAGATTAAGACTTTCATCTAAAATTAAGTTATTCTCCAAGCAATAACTTCTGGATGACTCCATTTGTCGTTGAAGAGAATTTCCTTTACTTTGTTCGAGTGTGCTAAATCGAACATAACTATATACTTTGCTCATAAATCACCATATATCAACCAGTTAGGGTATGACATATAGTATCATAAACTAATAACTTTGGATACCTTATGTCATAGTTATATTTTAAAAAGTCTAACCTGGACACCTATTTAGGTGATGATTGTCAGTGATTATAAGTTGCCAACAAACAACAGGAATACATGTTGCAATCTTATAAAAGAGTTCTACAATAGCCCCATAACACTATATTGGAGAACATCAATGACTGAAACTAAATCAAAAAGACCGACTTATTCAGATGAACAAAAAGCAGATGTAAGAAGAAGACTTGAAGCAAAAGAAACTTATGAAACAATTTTTAAAGCGACTGGAGTAGGGACAGGCACTATTTCAAATATTGCTAAAGATATGAAGGGTGGAAGTACAAAAACTGCCAAGGTTTATTCGAATGATACTTCTGAAAGTGCTCAACTTAGAGCATTGCTTGAAGCAACAAGAACACGTAAGAAAGAAGTTGAAGATTTGATTGCAAAAGATACCCTTGCTAAAGAGTTAGAACAACTTACAGCAAGGGAGAAGCAATATATCGAGTTGATTAATAGTTATGCTTGAGGTTTATTTGTGATTGTATTCACAGTTTGAATAGTTTGATTGACAACATTTGTCAAGGGTACAAGTTCAGCATTCCCTGTAGCAGTTTCTACAACTTCAGCAACGGGTGCAGCAACAGCAGCGAAGTGTGCAAAGAATTGGACTAAACCTTTTAAATCGGTTCCTAATCGTTCTGCAAAGTTTGAAAGGTTTTGTTCTACATTTGATAACATTTTTAAGACTCCAGTAATTTAACAAGTTTTTTACATCGTGTGGGAACTTGTTTTGCCCATTTACTATCAAGCATTTCTTTTTGAGCATTTTGAATATCATGTGCTTCAATTGCCTCAAGGAAATCTCGAAATTTTAAAAGTCCGTCATAACCCATGTTGAAAGTCATACTGATTAATACCATTGCTTGGTTTTCAGTCAAAGATTTAAAGAATGGAAGACTTTGAAGTCTGGCTAGCACATTCTTTAAATCATGGTCATAAAGTTTAATCACTTCATCATGACTTAATTTCATTCCAACTTTTATATTTCTACCTATGATTGGTGTAGTTGGATTTGTTTGACAATTATGTCCAATTCCACAACTTGTAATACCTCGTGTATCGAGATAACCAACATATTTGATGCCTTCATCTTCAATTAAATTAGTCTGTATATATTCATAAGGTGCTTGGGTATATTCACTAACATCCATATTAAATCCTTTTATTTTTTGATAACCTGTACCGTTTGACTATGGTCGGTTCTATCCAGAACGAAAGTGTTATAAACCCAAAAACCACCAATAATTGTGAAGATAATTGGAATTGCTTTTACTAAAGTGCTTATTCCACTTTTAATTTCAGTCATTGAAAGTGCTAATTGCATTTGTGAGTTTGCCATTAATTTCTGACTATTTGCTAAATCTTTAATCACTTCTTTAATTTCAGTTTGCTCTTCTTTAATATCATCTTTTAGATTAATGATTGTTGAGTTCATGTGTGTGTAATCTCTTTCTAACTGCCCAAGACGACGTTCATATTCGTAGCATTTGTTTTGGTCCATTGTGTCGTCTATCCTTGACATTATTTATTTTTAAAACCTTTCGTTACATCTGTAGCATGATGAAGATAAGTAAAGACAGTAACTCCAATAGCACCTATTGCACCACTTAATTGGGTTACTTCTGCTTCAGTTATTCCAAAGTCATAACCAAATTGTTGAGCAATATTCAATCCAAACACTAAGACAAGTGTTAAATTTCCAATTGCCACCTTTCTATCTTTCCAAGTTTCAGCATCTTCTAATGCTTTACCTTTTTCAAGTGCTGAAGATAAATTTAATAATAGATTAAAAATAGACATAATTAACACATCCTTGTGTGAGTTGATTGGTTTTAAATATTTATTTATTCAAGTTGAATTGTGATAGTATTTATCCCTGGTAGATTAACTACATTAGTTTGTATACCAGATAAATTTACAATAATATTATTTGTTCTTATTAATTGATTAAATGAACCACCATCTCTTTGAATATACCAATCATTATAATTAAAAGAAACTGAGGAAAGATTTTGTTGTGCATAGAGTTCAAAGAAATCAAACATAAAAACTCCTATTTTTTACACATTTTGGTTAAAAGTAGCATTTACATAAATTGATGCAACACTTGTTCCACAAGTTAATGTCCAAGCTGTTGCAGCAGTCGCTTGTGTAAGAGGTATATTAAATAATAATTGAAGTGTTGAACTTGCTGGAACCCAATAATTTCCTGCCGTAGTAGCATTATCAGTAAGTGTTACAAGTGTTCCTGTTGCTGAAGAATTACTAATATTCAGAGTTGTTAAATCATTGAAAATACCAGCAGCACCAGCCGTAACAATAGTTGTTGCAGTGATTGAAGAAGTGATTGTTGTGATTTGACGAGAAGTTAAAGTTCTTGTGTGTCCATTTGTTACAACTAAACGACCAACTGCATCAGTCATAAAGTTACTTGTATATCCAGATGTTCCAACTTTGGTTGGATTGGTTCCAAATATTGCCACACCACCTGTATTTTGTGGATAGTTTGACGAACCCACAGCAACATTTGCTGTATATCCAGTACAAACCACTGTACCACCAACTGTTATAGCATTTGAGGTGTTTGAAACTTGGACTAAAATTCCATCTTCGTTGTGATTCGATTTGACATCGTTTACTGAAACTTGAACTGGTGTGAAGTTCTCTATTGTAATCGCTTTAAATGTTTGAACAGTCGTACTTGTAGGAGCAGTAGTTCCATTTAAACTTCTAATCTGTAGATACAAAGGTGTAACAGCATCAGGTAAATTTGTGTTTTTTGAACCACGAGGTGCTGCCTGAATAGCCTGAGTTCCTGATGATGCAGTTAACATATCAGAAATCATTGCACGACTATCGGTTGAATTGATAATTATCTGTGTACCTGGAGCAGCAGTCGTATTAGTCGTTATATTTGATTGTCCTTGAGGCCAACCTTGCTGACAGGTATCATATGTAGCAGCAGTTACAACAGTACCACCAAATACAACTTGGTGATAATTCCACCCAAACAATGAACAAGTTCCTGAACCAGATGCTGGATAAGTCACGACTGTAAAAGTAACTGTGGTTGCAGTACTTGATGCTATGGTTGCTTGTTGTGAAGGAATTGTAGAAGCAATATTCAATACATTTCCAATCCACATTTTTTGACCAACAAACTTACCTGTAAATAATGGGTCATAAAAAGGATTATTTGGAATTGTTACCGTAACTGATGTAGCACTATTAACTGTAAGGGCAAGTCCATCACCAATAACATCAACAAGTTCAACATAAAAATTTGAGTTCACTATACGTTGAGACATATATGAGTTGAACTTAAATATCAATGGTCCAGTGAAGGATTGTTTTGAACGAAGGATTGTTTCACTATTAACAGTTACACCAGAACCTATGTTCAATACACCAGAACCTTGTGAAGCCACACCACCTGTACCAATAACTAAATTGTTCCAAAAGTTTGTATCAGCAGTTGATGCTAAAACATTTGCAAAACTTGGTTTGAAGAAGTTTTGTTGAGCAGGAGTTGTAATAACTGCATTACTTCCTCTTAAAGCTGGCAATGATGATTGAGGATTTACACTTCCAGTTATACCAGCACCCCAACATGCAGTTCCAATGATTAAATTTGTTGCATCAGATGATGTTTTTGAAATATAAACAGAAACAGGTAGATTAGGTGTAACTAAATGAGGAGTTGTGAAATTATTAGGATAAACAATTTTGTGAAATATAACCCAATTTCCATCAGGAGATAATATTTCGTAGAAGATTGAAGCAACACCTAACCAACCAAATCTAATTCTAAAAACATTCAAATTTGTTGTAACAAAAGCAACAGGACTTCCATTTGAAGTGAATAATGAATTTTGTAATCCTGTTAAAGTATCAACATTAAAAGAAGATTGATTAACATTTATTGTGGTTCCTGCATTTATTGAAGCTATTCCAAAAGTAGTTCCATTATATCCAACCAAAAAACCATTTGATAAATTAAATAAACCAATTTGTTGAGTACTTGCTGAACTTGTAGGAGTTGTAAATGAGGCCGTAAATTCAGCATACAATTCTGAACCTGACTGATAAGTTAAAGTACTAGGTGAAGATGCTAATATTGTTGCAGAGGTCGCAGTTCCTGAAGAGAATTGTGCCATACCGGTAGTAGTTGATAATGAACCAAAAGCACTACCTGTTGCTGTGATATTAACTAAGTTTTGTAAAACACCTGAGTTGAATTGAATATTGATTTGATTATTTCTTGAAGTAACAACATTTGCTCCAAAAATATCTTGACTACCTGGAAGTTGAGTGACTGCACCAATAACATTTCCACCTGGAGGAAGTGGATTATCAAGCATTATTAATGAACCTGAACTATTAGCATTTAAATTAATTGTCGCAGTTCCTGAAGTAATAGTATTACCAAGAATACGAACTGAAGTTAAACCAGCACAATTTATTTGACCAACATCATTTCCAGTTAAAGTATTAAATATCCTACCTGAAGATAATGAAACATAAGTTGTAGTTTGCCAAACAGAATTTACTTGACCTTGAATTGTTAAATTTCCTGTCCAAGTTCCAGACACTTCAAGTCCTACAGTATCTAAACCTGCAACTTGAATTGTAACCGCTTGAGTTGAAGTGATAGTGCCTGATGCAGAAGTTGTAGGATAAGTACACCCTATTGTATTGTTTGGACTAATTGCTACGACTAATGCTTGGTCAGTCGCAACGGCTGGTGTTGATGCAGGTTTTACAGCGGTAAAGTAAGTTCCTGTACTATCTGTTAAAACTCCAACAGGAGTCTTTTGACCACCAATTTGGGCAATGTTTTGTATGGTATCACCACCTGTACCAATATTTAATACTGTATTATTTGACATAGTTTATCCTTAAACAATTGTTCCAGAAGCCAAACCTTGTGCAAGAATATAATCATACAAAGTTGTTTTTGCTGTTTGAAATATTGAAGTTCCTGTTACTCCAGAAGTTGAAAGAATTATTGGAACTTCTGTTGAAGGAATTTGAATAGGAAAACTATCAAATGCTTCAAAAACACCAGATGCATTTGTATAACCATTACTCAATTGAAGATTGATTAATTGATTAAGAATATCAATATTGACAGCAGTGATTTCAAGTTGAAGAGGTTGTGTTTGGTTGATTGGCATTTATTAAATCCTTTTAATTTATCTTGAAATAGACCGATTGATTGTGAAAGTCCCTTGCACAATACGAGTTGAACCACTTGAATTAGTAAGTTTTAAATCATAATAAGCACAAAGTTTAGTATCACTAAATGGAATTGAACTTGTTTGATTTGCTGTAATATTTACTGTTATAGTTCCGTTTGAACCTAAAGTAATCCCTGAAGTATCAGTCAGTGTTAATAATGCTGAAGTAGTTGTATTAAAATCTTTTCGAACTTGTAACTCAGCGGTATATCCTGAAAAGGATAAAGGAATATATGGATTAGTTATTGAATTAAAGGGTAAAGTTGGAGTTGTTAAAGTATTTATAACAAAAATAGTATTGTATGTTGAACCCTGGTCAATAATGATATTTGCAACTTGTGCCATAGTTAAAAGCTCCACCAGTTTGTTCCATCTGATATTAACTTCACTAAAGTTCCAGCAGTTGCAGCAGCAATAACAGCACCAAGTGTTAATGTTGCAGGTGGATATACATTCGAAGTTGCAGAGTTCAAAGCAAATGCTGCTTTATTCACAATATATAATATTCTTCCAGTGTTTGTAGAAGCAGTCGGTAAAGTGATTGTACATGCGGCAGTTGTATTGAAGATAAGTACATTATCTGAAGCAGCGACTGAGTAAGTTGTTGCTGTGATTGTAGTGCTTGGTTTCTGTAATGATATTGGTCCAGCGACTGTTAATTTTGCCATTGCTGAAGTTGTTCCAATACAAAGATTACCACTTGTATCAAATCGAGCAATTTCAGTAGTTCCTAATCCACCATTAAAGAATTGAATTAATGAACCTGTAGAGACTGATATTCTTCCACCTGAACTATAATCTATTGCCATTGCACTTGATAAAGTTCCAGTGAATGGAGCATTAAAATAACTTGAAAGATAATCAATTGCGGTTGCTAATTGTGTATTAGTTCCTAAAGTAGGAGTTCCACCTGTTAAAGTGATACAATAAATTAATTCTTCTTGAATTCCATTTAACCAATCAGCGGTGACATTTGTTGGAGGTACTCCGAGAGTTGTATTTCCACCTGTAAAATATCCAACCGTTCCAGTTGAAGATAAAGAAGGTAGAGTGGCAGAAGCATATGTATTTTCAATCCTTTGCATATTATTTCCTTATATTTTAATTACTGGATATAAAGCAACATTTTTTGGACGTGTCTCAGATATTCCAGTTGAATTTATTGTTATTCCAGTTGAAGCACTTGCAGTGGTTGTTCCACCATTATAATTTCCATATGAACCTGTAGAACCATTCCAGTTACCAGGACTTGTTATAAAGTTTGAACCTGCTAATGGAGCGTGAGCATGTGTAGGGTCAGTAATAGAGTGAATATGACTTCCAAATCCATCAACTTGATATGTACCAATTGCTCTTGATGGGTCATAACCTTTACTTAAATCCAATCCTCTGATGAATACACCTCTTAAATCAGGTAAATTAAAAGTTGTGGTTCCATTACCAGCACCATAAGTTGTACCAATAGCAGCGAATAAGTTTGAATAAGTAGTTCGGCTAACTGCTGAACCATCACATAACAAATATCCAGTTGGAGTAGTTGCTTGTGCCAAACTTAGAATAGTTCCAGTTGGAACTGTAATCATTGCACTAATCGCATTTGTAATCATATTTGTGATTGCTGTAAATAATTGATTATCTGTAGTTAAAGAAGGAGTTAAACTACCTCCTGTTGAAGAAGTCACAACATTAAGTAATTCTGCTTGAATTGAATTTAACCAAGTAAAATCTACTTGAGTAGATGGAGTGCTTGTTCCAACATTTCCAGGTTGATACCATCCAGGAGTTCCACTTGTCACTGCTGTTGGTTGAGTTGAAACTGTATTTGCTGCTGTAATATAATGCATATGTAATCCTTTACAATATTGTTATTCTATTTATACTAAAGTAATATAGAGATTGACGTGAGCTGGTTTAATTTTATTCAAATAACATAAAATTGGACTATTTGACCAACTATGAAGATAATCACCAGCATTTGAAGTATTTGCACTAAACCAAGTTTCATTTACTCCATGAATATTTATTCCAAGTGTAAATTGCCATCCTAAATTAGAGCAAGGTGCGGTACATGGACCACCAGCAACTAATGGAAAGTATTCAGTTAAAGTGTATGAATATCCTGAAGCATTCAATAAAGTTTGAAAGAATGATATATTTGCACCTCCAACACTTTGCCAACGAGTTAATATCTCTTGTCTCATCAATGCAACACTTGGTGAAATTGTTTGTGAACAGTTATCAGGTAATCCTGCTTCAGCATATTTTGCATAAATTGTTTCGAGAACTGTTAATGGATTACATTCAGAAATAAATGTATTAATTCTTTGGTCACATCTATCAAATTCTATTGCTAATCCAGATAATAAATTAGTTAAATTACTTTGTGGAACTGCTACTGAACCATCAGGATTATAAGTACAGAAAGACTTATCCCAAGCAGGACCAGGAGGTAGTAATGCTTGAAGCATATTCAAATAATGAAGTTGTCCAGAAGTTAATTGTTGAAGTGAGTCCATAATTATGTATAAGTAATAGTGCCAAGAATAGGTAATTGACCAAATGAAAGCGTAATATCAGTAGTCAGTGATGGAATATGAAAGTATTGATTACCTGTTGCTAATGCGATTGCTTCCCATATCCAAGACATATAAACCGTTCCACCAGGATTAATATTTTGTCTTTGAAATAATGCAGTTAATTCTGAAGCAATATTTGCTTGGACTAAAGGAGTGTTTGGAAATAATCCTTGAATTGTAAGATTAATTGAATAAGTGGTTGGTGCTGTTGCAGTTACTTGACATGTTACAGGTCTAACAGTGTTTAAAGAGTTTTGCATATTAGTAACATCAGCACTTAAAGGTATTCCATTAACATTTGTATTATCCATTGCAAATAATACTTGAACAGTTCCAGGACCTAATTGCTGAGGATAACACCAAGCACGAGTGACATTTGGTTGAGCAAGTGCCCAATTCACATAATCTGATTGACTTCCACCAAAAGGAGGATTAGCAATTCTACTTAAAATTCTATTTCGATAAGCAGTATCAGTTTCAAGTGGAGCACCACCTGTGAGTGAAATAACTGTGCCTGTTGATGTAATACCAGCAACTGGATTAACAAGTGTTAGAAGTGAACCAGTGACTAAATTATTATTGCCTGTATTGATTGCTGATATTAAGGCAGTTCCTGAAGTTGAACTTAATGTGACTGTATTAGTTGTAGTGAATTGAATTCCAGTTGATGTTTGAAATAAACATCCACTTGGTAATGTATAACCAGCAACACCTGTGAAAGTTATTGAACCTGTTGAAACTGTTGCTGCTTCTCTTATAATATTCCAAATAAAACCAAATAAATCAAGATTTGCACCAGTCGCATAAAGTATGTTTGTTTGAGCAGTTGCCCAATCGAGTTTTTGATAAATTTCATTAAATCCACCTGTACAGACTGTAGTAATAACATTCAGTGGTGAATTAGGCAATGAAGCATCTTGACCAGGAACTGTGTTATTAACATCAGCAATTATTCTGTTAATTAAATCTGAAAATGCAGGACGATTAAATCCTGTTAGTGATTGTGGCATATTAAATCCTTTTAATTTTTGAACTCATTCCATAAATTATCGAAGCTCGCTTTAACTATGCTTCCATCATTTTGAGTTATTGTTATTTGAAGTGATAAACTATTGTTGCCTTGTGTGTTCAAATATCCTTGAACATCAATACTTTTTGCAACACCTGTATCAATCATCCATTGAAGGGCATCTTTCGCATATTGAATAGCAGTTTTAGTTATAGTTGGTAGAGCTTTTGCCCTTTGTAATAACCAAAGTTTTGAACCAATATTTGTGTTTGATTGAGTATCTGCCCACCATCCATATCTTGAGTCACCAGGTTGAACTTCTGCTCGTGTTGCTCTACACCAAGTTAATAAAGAGGCAAGAACTGCACTTTCAATATCAGTGCCATTAGTAAAAGATATGTCGCAACCACCAAATGCAGCACCATCAATATTAGTTTGATATTGTAAATATAAGCCCATTCCAATTCCTTTTGGATAATAATTCTATTTATCAATTTTAGATTTTAAGAATACGTTTAAGATTATTTATAAAAGTAGTTTCAAAGTCTTTACTCTTTAAAGAATTCTTTACATCATCTTCCCAATCAATATAAGGTTCCTTTTCATATTCAGTTTTTGGTACTAATTTATACATAAGTGAAATATGACCTTTCCAAACACCCCAAATACCTTTAATTCCTTTGATTGTTTTAAGGAAATATCCTTTTTGATTTAATATATCTCTTGGTTTTCTGGATTTCTTTGCTCGTCCATTAGCACCTTTTGCACCAATTGGAACCGCAATATATTTAGAATTTAATGGGTCTCTTTCACCACCTTCTACTAATAACTCAGCAAACTTAACTCTATCCATAATTCCAACTTCAGATTTACCATTAGTTGCTTTATTCACGGCAATAGAACTTTTAATAAAATTATTAGTTGTTTTAACTTCTTTAGGAATATCTGCCTTAAGTGCTCGCATTGCATCGAATGCCATATTATTTAATGAAGCATCAATTGCCTTAGGAACTGCTGCTTGCAATTCTTTTGACATTATCTTGATGAAATTTGGGTCTTTGAATTTAATTTCAAAAGGCATTAGAAACTCCTTAACAAATTAAGATTTCTGAAATTATTCTTTTGAGCAACTATTGAGGTATTTAATGCATAATTTGCATTATATCCACAACCAAATACATTACATGAGTTGTTGAAAATCATTACAGAGGTAGTTGCTGTATTATATGTGCCTGTAGTTTTTATATCGAGGATATTCAAATTACTAATATTGACTAAAGTTTGAGTAGAAACTGTTGCTTGTAATGAATTATTACCAATTCCTAAGCATCCAGCATCGTTATAACCACATGCATAAAGTCCAGTTGGTTTTAATAAGAAAGTTTGCCATACAACATTTCCATTTGTACCTGTTGGTAATGTTGCAAAAATATTAGTGACTGTCGCCCCACCTGGGTCTCCTGAACTTGAATAAACAGGTGAATTTTGTTGTGTTACAGTTCCATTTCCCAATTGACCTTGAACGTTAAAACCCCATCTTGTATAAGTTCCATTAGTAAAAATAATCCAAACCATAAGTTGTGCTTTAATAACTTTCTGAATTACTAATCCACCTGTGAAGGTTATTTGTGTTGGGGTAGTAATAGATATTGTGGTTCCATTACCCAATTGACCATATGTTCCATTTCCAACTGTAAAGAATGCTCCAGAAGAAGTTAAGAAAGTTGTTGAATTAAAGGCAGTTCCATTATATCCATTACTTTGAATATCAGTGAATGTATAAGTTGTTCCAAAATAAGATACATTTACCCAACTTGTTTGTTGAGTTGTATTACCAATTCCTAATTGACCATTTGAGTTTAATCCACAAGCATATAATCTACCTGAAGAGGTTTGCATAAATGAAGTGCCTTGAGGTTGAGCACCAACCCACAATTTAGTAATTGCATATCCTGTATCGGGTGTTAGAATTGCTTGCCATGATGATTGACTTGTTGTATTTACTAAACCTAAATTACCTTGTACGTTATAACCACAACCATAATAATAGGTGCCATCAGTTATAAAAATATATGTTTGTCCAGAAGCCCCATTATATTCATCTGCATATCCATTTTTTGGATAAAACAT